TAGATACACCTATTGTAGTTTTAAAAATCTGACGCAACCAAAAGTGAGAACAATTACCGCCTCCTTTGTATTTAAACACGTCATATTTTAATGCACCTTTCGGCCCCCATCCAATATTTCTTTTTTGTCTTTTGCTATAATAGTAGTCATTTACAACCATATTAGACATTCTTTGTATATCTTCTTTTCTGTACATTTTACCTCTTTTAGAAGCACCCATCATTTGCCTGCAAAAATTTCTAGTTTGTCCTGTTTTGTTAACTAAAAAATTATCATTTGCATACACATAACGAACTCTAAAATAATCATATGTCTTTTTAGATATACCATCTTGTTCTGATTTTCTACTAGGTAAAGCTTTTCCTGTTGATGCTAATTGTACTTTTTCATCAACTAGATCATTAAGCATTTCTTCAAAGTCAAAGTCTATATGTTCATTTTCTACTTTTTCTTCTTCAATTAATTCGTATCCTTCAGGCATATCTTCGCCATACAATTCTATAAAGTTAGAAAGCTCTACATTGTCTTTTTTTGCTTTTATAGGAACACAATTAGGAACTTCTTTTCCATCTTTAATTTTTGTACCTATTGCTTCATATCCTGATTGACAAGGATTAGGTGTGATAAATTCTTCTTTACAATTACATTTTTGCAATTCAGTAATTTGAGAGTGGTCTTTGCACGGCATATAGTAAGTTTTGCCATCTTGCGAATGCTGGTGTGAACCACTACAACCTAATCTTTCAGCTTCTTCTTCTGCTTCTTCTTTTGTTTCAAACAAAGGTAATTCTTTACCATCAGTAATCATTGAACCAACTTTAGCAAAATCTTCTCTAACCTCTACATCTGCTAATGGTTTTAATCCTAATTCTTCTCTTATTTCATCTTCCGTCATTACAGCTTTTAAATCTTCAGAAGTAAAGTTAACTGTAATTGGTTTTAACTGTACAAAGCTAACAGGTAAATCCATATTATTTACACTAAAAATAGTTTGTAAAGTACCTAGTATATGTAATTGGAATGCCCTAACAACAGTATTTAAATAAAAATTAGCTGCTGCATTAAGTTCATCAACATTAGAACCTAATCCTGATTCATTCTTAATTCCCATCAACATAGGAGATGTTACACGATGTCCTGTAAGTATGTTTTGTGTTAAAAGCTCTTGTAAAGCCAAGTATTGTTTATCTGCATCTGAAACAGATACAGGTGTTATTTCAGGTGTTCTTGTTTTGTCGTCACTAAACGTTAAAATAAATTTGCCCGAATTTTTAGCTCCTGTAAACTTGTCGATTAAACTTTGTTCTATTTGAAAACGCTCCTCTTGTGTTGGTATTCCGTTTGCAAAGGATATAAAGTATGAACCACTAAATCCATTCTCAATATTATTAAGATGAAATTCTGCTACCTTTTGATCTACTAAAGCCCAATTGTTTGCTGCTATATAATCAGGAGTATGATATATATCCATATTAGGACTATAAGCTCCTGTATATAATAATTGACTAGCAGCAGTTCTATCATTCATATCAAATGCTGCAATTGGATATGGCTTGTGTGTTCTGACATTTGACCAATCAGAACTAATAAAATAAGTATCTACTTTTCCTAATTGATTTGGTCTACCTGCACGAACTCTTTCAACAGGAACGTGATATATTTCAGCGATTTCTGTTCTTTCTCTATTCCAAATAATATGTATTGCATAAGCACCTTGAAGCTTAAAATCAAAAGCTATCTTTTTTATTAATTGATGTAAAGATTCTTTGCTATTAGCGTGTCTTAAAAACTTTTTCAGTTTAACATACATTGCTAAATTAGTATCATCTTCATCAGCTATAATATCTTCACCTGCTATCATTTCAGCAGTTTGATTTATAATCGCAGCGTGTGTACTAGAGTTATAATAAAGGTCAATTAAAAACTGTGGATATAAATTACGCCAATTTTCTGTTCCATATTCTATATAATCTTTACCTCTAACTTCCTGTACTATTGGAGCTGTTTCAGTTTCGAAGTTTATGCTTAAAATATTATCTTTCATATTATTCATTATTAGTCCATTCAGAAGAATACATTACTTCTAATATTTCTTTATAGTTGTATTGTTGCAAACCTACTAAAAAATCAGGTGTATCACCTTCAAATTTTAATACACATTTAGTTTGATCTAAAGAAAGTCTTAATGTATCTCTACTTGTTTCTTTAACTTGTGAAAAATCTACAAGTTCTATATTTTCCATATTATAAATTACGTATCTCATATTTTATATTTAAGGTACATCTGTACTAAAAGTTGTTCCGTTAAGTAAAGTTCCTGAATTAGAATTAGTAGAGCTATCTGCAATAGTTGTTCCTGTTCCTTCTTCATTTCTCCAGTAACCAATTAATCCGCTTTCACCACTTAAATCTGTTGGTGAACCTGAATTATAAATAGCTCGTATTTCTACTCTAGTCTTTTGTTGATTAAATAAAGATATTTCATCTATTTTACCTATCCAATATCCTGTACCACTTAATCCATTTCTTCCTAATTCAAATACAGATGGAGTTCCTGACCAAGTTCCGAATGTTGTTTGTGTTGTACCTACTTGTTCACCATCTATATAAGCTAAAAATGCATTTGCTGTAATATCCCAAGTCATCGCAAAATGATGCCAATTTCCATCTCCTTCAATGCTTCCTGCTGAGGTAATAACTTGTGTATTTGTTCCTGCTGCCTTATACATAAATTTAAACTCATTAGAAGAATGTAAATATATTATAGTAGCTTGATTGTTAGAATTTGTATAAAACTTAAATATTGGTGTATTATCACTTACATTTTCTAGTTTTGCCCAAGCTGAAATAGTACCTCTTTCTACATTAATAGAACTTGCTGCAGTATTAATTCTAGCATAATCATCTACACCTGCAAATATTAAAGAATATTTGTTAGTGAATGATTCAACTGTGCTTGAACCTATTACTAAAGAACCTCCTAATCTTAGTGCTAGCATTATACTATATCGTCTCTATAACCTATTCCAATACCTGACGCCAGTGTTATGGAGGTGACATTCATAAAAAGAGAGGTTCCCGCAGGGAGTGTCGTTTGAAGTGCACTTTCACCTGTTGCATCTGCAACTGTAATAGCTGATACTTCACTTTCAACAGGAAAATGAACACAATAAAAGTTTTTGCTTGTTTGTGCTGCTGTTGTAAATATTTCTGTATTTCCGTTTTTACCTAATTGTTCTGATAATAATTGCTGTACGTTTTCTATTGCCATTGTTTGTTATTTATTGTCCGTAATATATATAATTTGTTCCTGAAGGTTCAGGATGTTGTGTGTATTTTACTTGTTCAGTTCCATCTTTGTCTGCTACATACATTTTTCCTTTAGTTACAAGCCCTTGTACTACTCCGTGAGTAGGTGCAACAGGTAATACATCATTTTCATTAACAGGTGCATTTCCTGCGCTTATAGCTACTGCTCCTGTCCAACTTACTTCATATGCTTCATATTTCCAAAAACCTGATGGCTTTAAATCTACATCACCTGTATATACATCAGGAGTTGTGTTATATGAAAACTGCAACCTTGTATATCTTTCAGTTATTAAGTGTGATGTAGAATAAGCATATTGTACTGCTCCACTCATATCATTAGTAAATTTCATCAAATGTCTAATCTTGCTAGAATCTACTGATGTATCTATTCTATTATCTTCTGTTTGTATATAAGCAGTTAAATCAGTTTCTGTTTTAGCTTGTATCATACTATATAATAGAAAAGTTTGATATTTATTTGCTTATAAAAAAAAGAAGTGACATTTGCCACTTCCTTTTAACTATATAAAAACTACTAAATGAATTATGAAGTTACAATTGAATTAATTGTAAATGCAGTATTATCAAATGGTGTTGTTGTATAATCTGCTACCATCGCAAATGGTTCTGGCTCCATTCCATCGAATGTAAGTGTGTATCCGTTACGATCTGCAAATGCTGCCCCACTATCAATAGTTCCTGCATTTAATTCTAGTCCGTTAGTTATTCCTAAACCTACAATTACATCGTGTCCGTTTGTTAATTGTTGATTTAATTGAGCAAATACTATAACTCTAGTTTGCCCTAGTAATTTGATTTGGTTTTGATCCTCTTTTGTAAGTCTGTTAAGTATTACATTAACAGTTGGAGTATAGAAAATAGTTCCGTTCTCACGGCTACCTGTTATTGTTTCTGATAAATTTGCAACTCCAAGAGGTGTTGTGTATCTATATAAATCGTTTGATCCCATCTCTATATCTGTAATTTCACCTGATGTTACAGGAATAGAAGTTACTTGGTCATAAACTGCAAAATATATATACTTAATTCCTCCTGATATTCGATTACAATCAAGTCCTCTACCTTTCGTTAGTGCTGTACACGCCATATTTATTTATTTTTTTAAGGTTAAAGGAGCAGGAGTTTTTACACCCCTGCTTCTATTGAATTAAGTTTATTATGATTGTCTAACAATATCAGCTCCAACACCTGTTTGAACACCTGCTGAATATCTTGCTACTAATCTCATATTATCTGAACCATCTAATTGAGCCATATCCATTAAAGTAATTCTTGTGTGGTCTGAAAGTAAATCAGTTCCAAAGAACAAGTTAGACTTTCTTGCAGCTACTAACTGATTGTCAGCCATACCTGGACAAACTGCAATTTTATAACCTTCAAATACTGGCTCATAATCTCCTGTCATATTGTAAGCATTTAAGTATCCTAATGTAGATACTGCTGAAATGTAAAGAGCATAAGTCTTAGCATTCATATAAATATGTAGGTCATCTTTTCTCAAAATTGGAGAAATGTTAGCTGCCATATCTGCTGTTAAAGTTTGTAGGTTAGCTATAATGTTAGCTGCTGTATACGCACCTGAAGCTGAAGATTGAACAACTGTTCCATCTACACCTGGTAAAAGGTATCCTGTAACTGCTCCTAAGAATCCGTTAAATTTACCTGCTACTGCTGTTCCTTCCCAAATAGACTCTTCTGTTGCTTCTGCTATAATTTCTCCCATATAAGAGATTACATAGTCATCAAAAGATGCAGGTGGTGGTGCGCCTGCTCCTGCTCTCATTTGTAACGCCTCCCAAGAATCTAATAAAGTTTTCTTGCAAAGGTCAAGGTTAATTTGTAAGTTTTTTGGCTCTAGAACCTTTTCTGTAAGTGCTAAAGTACCTGCATCTGTAAAGTCACAAGTTGCATCAGCAACTACTCCTGATCCTGCCATTCTTTGAATGTTAGACTTAAACTTAACATTTTCAATAATGTTTAAGTAGTCTAATGATTTTGCTTCTTTCAGAGCAGCGCTAATATAAAATCCTGCTGCTTTACCTGAAAAATTTGATGTTGTAGTAAACGCCATTTTTTTTTGTTGTTTTAATTATTAATATTTATTTTCCTAAGTTGTATAAAAATCTTTCTTGTCTAGATAACCTATTGTATTCTTTTTTAGATAAAGGTTTTCTATCTGAACTAAATTTATTTGTATTTATTGGTGCATCAGCAGGACTTGTAGCTAATTCAGTTTTTAATTTTTCATTTTCTTCTTTTAGCTTTTTAATTTCATCTTCTGCTGAAAATTCAACTACTTCAGTAGTTTTAGTAGTAACTGTTCTAGGGCTATCTGATTTTGGTTCAACAAGATCTTCATTCATTTCTACATCTTCAGTTTCACCTTCGCCCATTTTTGCTTTAATATCTGCAATAGCATCTTCTAGGTTATCTACTCTATCTTTCATTTCTTCATAAGACTTTGCCCAATCTGCTTTTTCAGCAGGGCTTTCTTCTTCATATTTTTTCTCTTCATCTTTCTTAGCCATTTCTTCTTTTTCTTCTTCTTTTTCAGCTTCAACTTCTTCTTCTGTTTCAGATTCCATAACCTCACCAACCACACCTTCTTCTTCTACTCTAAAAGATACACCATCTTGTGTCTTGTATGTACCAATTGGTAGAGGAATTGTAGTGCCATCTTCTGTAAGTACAGAAACATCTACACCACTTTCAAGTTCTTCAGCAGTAGAAACAAAGATTGTTCCATCTTCTGATTTTGATTGCCATCCTAATTTTACTTCTTCCTCGGTTTTGTTTAAACCAAGTGCTACTAATATTTGTTCTTTTAAATCCATAGTGTTCTTTTTTAATATAATAGAATAATTGTTTATTTATTTGATTTTTATCTTTTTATAGCTGATTTAACTGCTGAAAGCATTTTATCTGCTCTTTTTATTTTATCATTATAAAAGCTAATTGCTTCTGATGCGTCTTTAGCTAATTTATCAACACCTAATTCTTTAGCTTGTTTTTCAAAACCTTTTAGTTCTTTTATATATTTTTCATATCCATTAGCAAGTTTAACAATATCATCTGCTAATCCTAAAATATCAGCTTCCATACCTAATATTTTTCCACCAATTTTAGCTGCTGCTTTTATTGTGTTCTCAACTGCATTCAACTCAACTTTTTTTGATTTTAGTTCAGTTTTAGATTCTTGTATTATCTCATTTAATGCACTAAGTATTTGTGCATCTGTTGGTTGTTTCTTTTGCATAGCTTCAAAT